CAGTAGGAGTCACCGCACTAGAGATAAGCTGTTTGCTCGCATCAAAGTAGGGCACTGTCGTGGCCGTACCAGAGGATACGATTACATCCCCAGTTCCATTAGGGGTAAGAGTAATATCACCATTGGTTGCCGTACTGTTTATGGTATCTATACCTTTGATGACGGTAGAGCTGCCAATCGCCAAGGCTCCTACTGAAACAAATAATGTTAAGAATAGCCACTTTTTCATCTAGAAATTCCTCGCAACTTCAATCCAGCGATCATCGCTGGAATCATAAATTAAGGTAATCATATCGTTCAATCCAAGTACAGCGTTGCCGTTCAAGATGGCTCCACCTGCAGCATCATTATGTGTGATCTGTACCGTATTGGTGTCGTGTGTCCCTCTAAGAAGCATCTGAGTCCCATTGTCCCAGGCAGCAGACGTTCCAAACGGAGTGGTCGAAGCACTTACTGCTCCAGGGCTGCCAACTAGGGGTCTATACTGTGTCCAGACATCTGTCACTGAAGTTATCTCAGCCGCTGCCGCTATGGTCTCAGCAGTGTAGCCAGCGTCCGGTACAGACGTTGCATTGGCATTGGCCAGGAGTTCTGCTGGTGTAAAGTTTCTAACCGAGAGCAAGTCATTAGACCACCCTAAGACGTTCGAAAGTACAGGCGTAGGAAGCTTAGGGTCGAAGCTGTCAGACACGTTATCGTGTACTCTGAGAGCCCTGGCCGCTATGTATGTGAGTCTCACTATTGGACCCACCATGAAATCAAAAGCATTCTCAATAGTCTTCAGTACAAATGCCTGTTTGTTCCGTAGTTCAGTTGGTTGAGTAGGCGCATCGTTCGCCAAGATTATGTACAGAATCGAATTACTGGTTAGATTAGCAAGAAGGTTTACAGTCCCACCACCCGCATCAGCGTCAAAAGTCACTGAGTCGATATAAGTGGATGTGTCTGTACCTCTCACTCTTTGGGTTTCAACACCAGCAGAGTTGTATTCCACAACTTCTAGTTGACTCTTGGCCTCAATCTTGAACGTAAATACATAGTCAAGCTTGTTGCCAGCGCCTGTGAATTTATCTTTAGCTATATAACTTGCTCTTGACATATCTTAATCCTCTATGCGGTGCCGCAAATTGTCAATTCCGTTGTAGGGAAGCCTTATATTCATCTGCACCCTTCCCTAATCTGTCTCTCAGGTACGCCTTCATGTCTCCCGCAGTTTTCACGTTGTAGTACCTAATGCCGCGCTTCGGCTTCTTAGGCTTTGGTCCAAGCCAAGGGTTGGATCTAAGATTCGAAGGACTCAAGAGTCCACCCGAGCCTTTGGACAATTTCTTGTTATCGCCCTGAGTAAACACTTGCTTGGCGTTCCGAGTACCAAAGTGATGCGCGAAGTAAAGAGAGATCACATCTACAGGGACTCGCTGTGAGCGAAGCCCTCTAGCGTTATCTTTAGTTAACCATCTCATTGCACTTTCTTGCCACTTAGGATCTTTACTGAACCTTCTGTTTGGCGTCAGGTTTAACTCTGGAGCCTTGGCTGATACCAAGTCCCAAGTGCTTGCAGTGAACTGATAGATCCCATACGCACCCTTCAGTCTGTTCTCATTAGGTGTTGCGTACCACTTGCCGCCACTCTCAGTGAACTTAATGATAGCGTAATCGTTATCGCTAAGGACTTCGCCTGGTCGTGCAGGGGTGATTCGATTCTTAATTTCTTTGATGGCTTCAACTGTTTCAGGGATGGAAGGTATTCCAGCTTCTTCAGCTTCGAATGCTTTCATCGCTTCTTCTTCAGTCATCTCATGGTCATGCTTCTTTAAGAACGCATCCATCGCAGCCAAAGGTAATCCTATAAGGGCACCGGCTAATTTCTCAGGACTGATTTTATCATCCAACATTCTGTTAAGTTTCATGTACGCATTGGTTGGTATTCCTAGAAGTACACCAGTCGTCATCCCTATTGCTTTATACTGCTTAGGTTCTAACTTCTGGAAGGCTTCCGATAGGGCCATGTTGAGTTCAATCGCATCGTAAATGGCAGTCGCAGACGTGGCTACGTTTTGAGTCATGCTCCCCAAAGGAACATTCATTGGCTGTCCTGTTTCCCAACTGAAGATCATTGCGTTAAGGATAGGCATCACGGCTCCGACTTGAGAGCCTGCAGTTTCTAATATCCCATGTGTAGTAGTTGCCCGATCAGTTAACCATTGACTGAATGGTTGCTCCTGATCGTTTTCATCTTCCCACAATGGAATGGCACCACCTGTGCCTGCAGTGATCGCAGCACGAGTTACCATTAAACCTAAGATAGCTGCGACTATGTTCCGTAAAGCTCTGTCACCAACATTCACACTGTGCCCATAAGCTTCTTCATAGTCTCCACGCTTAGCTGCACCCACCATTTTATTGGAGTCATATTTAATATTGTTACGCTCTTGGAGATTGTTGTTCAGCACATTCCGTGGTTCGTTCCAGAACCTAACAAGATGTCTTGATGTCTTACCTGCCTGAATGGGTGCTTGATCTAATTGTTGAGCGGCCATCAGTGTGCTTTCCACTAGCTGTCTGGCGTATGCTTTGGCTCGCTCATGTAACTGAGCTTGTGAGAGCTTGCTTATCTTAGCGTGTGACCAGCCTGGGGCTTCACCTGATATGAACTGATTGTAAGCGGCAACGCCTGAAATCATCTTCATCGTATTATCAATGGTTCCCAAGATGCTAGTGAATGCAAAGTTCACAGCGTGATCTTTAATTCTCTGGATCTTGTGAGAGCCCGTCAGGAACGCCTGTGGTCCTTTGTTCAGCAGCACTTCTTTAGGCACCTTATGTCCCAAGGTGTTGCTGGCGAATTCATCTAAGCCTTCTCTGTGGGTGCCAATGGTGGGGATGATCTCGGCAACGAAGTCTCTCAACTGTTTTGAGTTCTTCCAGTTAGCAGGGCTGAGTAGAAGCGTAGCTCTGGCAAGATGCTTGGGTCCATTTAAGGCTCCCATCTTTCTCATCACTTCGACCATTGCGTGAGAAGACATGACTATAGAACCAGGGTTGAATGCGATAGTTGCTTGGGCGAACGATGACTCTAGCCAGTTTAATGCGTTTTGAGTCTTGGTGCTCATGTCTTTATAAAGCATGGCGGTAGCATTTACGGATCTAGTTTGTCTTGCCACACTGTTGACAAGAGCTACGTACATATCCGAGCCACCCATAGCGATTAAGTTCTTGGCGTTCTTAGGGTTGCGTAAGTATTTCATTACGTCTCTGACTGATTGTCTGAACGCAATGTTGTGCATCACGTCTTCAAATCCCATGTCAATGGTGTGGAAGTCTAAGCTGATGTGCCAATTAGATCCAACTCTGGATTCAGTGTGACTGCTTCTGACAATCCCTTCCATTCCCTTGCTCTCTTTGGAGACAGTGATTTTGTCAGGGTCGTCAGCCGATTGAAACAACTCATCGTTAGCGTCAATGATGTGCTGAGTGTCCACATCTTTCTTGTACCTGAGACCCATGTGTCCACCTGGATAGGTTTTCCCAAAGGCTTCAAACGGTGTTGGTATCGTGAAGTCAATATCGTTATTGGTGGTGGCTTTCTCTAATGCTGAGATTCTAGGCTTCAGTGCAGAGTAAGTTCCCCACACTACGTTTTGAATGAAGTCGAAGTCTCTCTCACCAAGCTCTCTGAGAAGAACTTGTTTAATCGTATCTATTGATACACCGAAGTTCTCAAGTCTTGAGATGTTCTCTGCATTACCAAGGTGTGTGGCCATTACGAAAAGCTGAGACTTAAACATATCGCCATTGTTAAGCCCTGGGATATTTGCAAACTCAGGCACGTTGACCTTAACTACGGCCATCTTGTTGAAGTCTGACTTGCCGTATTTCTTTACGCCTTTGTCCCATCTTCTTACGAGAGCGATGCCCATCTCAGACTTCATCTGTCTGCTAGAGTTCAATGGCTCATATATGTTCTGAGCAAAATACTCACCCAAGACACCTTGATCGTAGAAGAGAACTGTGGACTGAATGTTCTTAATGCCAGCGCCTAATGTGCCCAAGCCGTTAGTGACTTTCGTCCAAGGACCAATGCGTCCCTGTGGCTTGAACGTCTTCTTAATGTCGTAGTCTGGATGCTGAACGGCAATCTCTTCAGTTGCTTCTGCGATCACATTGTCTACTCTGATCTCTTGATTTCTATACAGTTGGTTTTTGAGGGTGGCCTGTTTGTAGATGCCCTTTAACTTATCGACAACATATTTATGCTGATCGAATGTTAGCTCTTTATGTGAGGTGGCACTGTTCAACCATTGTCTGATGTCGTCTGGAATAAAGAAGAAGCCGTTGCCTTCATGTGCCATTCTTTTAGCATACTTAAGGTACGAGTCGATTTGCCTAGACTGATCTTTAGCTCCTGGTCTGAAGTCATACAGTCCAGTCAGCTCGTCAATGGCGTTAGTGTAAAGAGGTCCAGCCTCTTTTAGAACTGATCGTTTCTTTTTACTGTCAAGTTTCACAACCCACTTGTTTGCGCGGTTGATTCTGCCGATAGCTACACGAGTCTCTTTAGCGAGCTGAGCAGAATAAGCGGCGTTCTCTTTCTCTCTAGCTGCAGCTTCGAACTCATTCTTAAGAATGTGGTCCGTAGCTTTACGTTGAGATCTTCGACCTGCAACCACCCATCGGTTTACGTTGAGATCTTTGATTCGCATTGTGCCGATTGCTGCTCTTGCTTTAGTTTGTAAACCTTGCAAAGTTGGCATCGGATTGACTATACGTTTTATCCCTGACCGCAGCGTTGACCATTTTTTCGTTCTAAGTATTTTCATTTCCTTCAAGTGAACCTTGGACATTTTGTCATAGGCATTTGAAGTATCGCTTTCAATAAGATCCTGATCTGTTCTTGCTTCTTCTTCTATCTCAACTCTGGCTTTTTCGAGAGCATTTATGATTGACTGATCGTGAGTCGGTGCAGTCGATAGGGTCTGTAGAAGCATGTCAGGTGATACATTAAGTAATGCAGCAACGTCGCCAATGTTGTTTCCGTTCTTTGCGTCGAAGAACTTTCTTTCTTTAAGAACTGAGTCGTCTAGATATTTATTCCGCTGTTGAGGAGTGAGACTCTTAGGGTCAATGGCGTTTACAGGTAGACCCTTCTCTCGTTTCTTTTGCTGCTCAGGAGTCAGGTCAACGAACACCTCATTGTTTATGAAGTTCTCAACAAGACGAATCTGACCATCTTTATTGGATTCGGTAACAGCATATTCTTCTTCGAATAGTAATTGAGTCTGAACTTGGAGATCAATGATCTTCTCCATTCGCTTTGCTTTGTCAGCTTTGATGGCTTCAACTACTTCAGTACGAGCCGCCATCTGAGCGTCGTTGATCTTCTTAACTTCTTTAGCGGGAAGGACATCGTATTGCTTTTCGGTGAATGTGGGCTGAGCCAAATAAGCATCTTCACCCGATATGTCATTGTCAGTGATGCGTTGTTCAACACTTGCGCCACCTTCAGGTAGCACTGACTGACCGGCTTCTAGTTTAACACGTTTAGGTTTTATAGCTTCTAGTTTAACAGGCTTGCGACCATCATGGAAAGCTACACCGTCATCAGTCCTGCCCGCATGATGGTCCTTACCATCCTTGCGTGGGTTGAGGTCGTCTTCAGTTAAAAACTGTTCTGTATAGTCATAAAGAGCAGAAGCAACACCTTGTCTTGTATGTTTCTCGTCTACCTGTAGTCCGTCTCGCTGCCAGTAGAACTCTGGACCTTGGTCTTTTGGGATACCGCTGTGAATGAAATCCACCCCTACATCGCCGACCGCGTTCCCGTCTTCATCGTATGCTCTGAAAACTACACTACTCTCTGGATCGACAGATTCTATCTTGATCGTATATTTCTTTTTGTTCTTCTTGCCTATAAAAGAGACCTGCTTACCAACACCTTCTTTAAACTTCTCAGGAAACTTAGAAGGATCATTAATGGGTTTAGCAGCCTCGGCTTCAATCTCATCCAACTTGACTTGTTCAGCTTCTGTTTGCAGAGCCTCACGTTTAGCGTCAGCTTCGACTATGATGGCGTCTAGTTGAGCAAGGCTCATTCCTTCTGGCTCAGCTTTAGCGAGGTCTTTAAGATCAGGATAGATGTCTAGCATCTTCATGAACTTCCAAGAGTCGAATCGAATAGGAGCATCCATGTCAGCCGTAGCTGTACCGAGAGGGTCCATGTTGGCTCTTGCTAGTTTAGCCTTGTCTTCGTCCTTAGCCCACTCGTTGAATTCTTTCTTGTCTATGTAAATATTAGTGATTCCAATATCTTCAAACAGACCTTTTCTAACCATGTCAATTTCTTGAGGTAAGGTCTCAGCTAGTTTTAAATTCTTAGTGGCTCCACTTAATTGATCTAGAGCTGTGCTCAGGTGAACGGCTCTGGTTCCCTTTTCCTGGAAGTCCATTCTCTCCCCAGCCAAATCTGTGGGTGCGTCCAATAAGCCAGGACCTGGACCGTCAACCGTAGGGCCACCGTCACCGATCTGCTTGGGTCCTTCTGGTGTTACGTCTCTTATAGGTCCACCTGGGGCGTCTGCTTTTTGTGTGACTAGATCAACACCCTTGGATACTCCACCAAAGGCTCCACCGGAAAATGCTCCGATACCTGCAGCCTTCATTGCATTAACCAAGTTCTCTTTATCTGCCACTCCATCAATGACTCCATCAATGAACTGGCTCTCTGATCCGTCCCAAGTCTTCCCTACACCCTTGGCTGCAGACTCGATCATTTCTTGAATGAACTCTTCTCCACCTTCGATTGCGGCACCGGCACCCATCGCCATTATCATCTGTTTAAATGCTGACGATTTCATGGCGTGATTTATGACTGCTTTCGGATTCACGAACTTCTTAAGGAAAGGTATCTTCTTGGAGAAATAAACTACAGGTAAAATACTCACTGCGGCCATCATTATGCCTGCACCATTGGCAAGCATTCTTCTCTCTTCTTCTGTCTTAGGTGTCTCGTTGCCCATGATCTCAGTCAGATCGTTATAGACCTGGCCTGCTGATTGTTCGTAGGTGTCCTTGACAACTGCAACTCTGGTTCCCCACAAGGCTCCTGTGAAGGCTCCGGTAATGCCACCTACGGCTCCGGCTACAGGGTTAAGTGTCCCTATCAACGCTGCGCCACCGACCACTGTCGCGCCTGCGGCTGCAGACCCAGCAATGATCTCTTTGCCTGCCCAAATGTTCTGACCTAAGTCATATACATTGGCACCAAGTTCTGCGGGTAACATTTCCCAATAGTTAAAACCATGCTTGTTTCTTTCTCTAAGGGATTCTGAAAGCTCAAACAGTCTCTCGTCATCACTTTCACTTAACGTCTCGCCCTTCAGTTTCCGGTAGCCCAGGTTTGCGGCTTCTCGGTTCTTGTCTTTTTTAGTTATCGTTTCTTTAAACGCTTCCCAATAATCATTGATATGGTTCAGAGCGGGTAAGTCTTCTTGATAAGCAGTGGCGTGTTGCTTGGACTTGCCCATTCTCTTAGCAACAACGTCGCTAGTGCTTTGAGGACTTCGTTCCTTCTCAATCATTGGCTTGAGTTGAGGCTTAATCTTCTCGTACTCGTCAGGATTCATTTTCATTTCCTGAGCGTCACCAATGTTCTCAATGGCTTCGTCGTGCGAGTCGCCGCTGATTTCGTTCAATGCACCTATATCGTTTTGGTCACTGACGCGAACATCACCAAGCTTACCATTGTTTTTTGCGTCAACGAATTCAAGAACTTCTTGGTCAGTCATTCCCCAGCTATCTCTAGCTTGAGTGAAATAAGCATCCACTTCAGGCGAGCGCATTCGCTCAAGCTCTTCAGTGTTGTCTAAACCTTTGAAGTCTTTCTCAACGGCTTTCTCAACTAACTCTGTGCGATCTTCATTGGCCATTAGTTGTTGCCTTCTTTACTGTACCAAATCATTAGTTCTTCAATGTTCTTGTGCTTGCGACCTTCGTGAGCGTCTTTGAAAGTCTTAATCGCTTTACGCTTTTGAGGGGTGCTCAATGTTCTGAAGTCAATGCGATTGCCTCCACCACTTGATGGCGCTATCTTCGCACTGTCTGCAGCGGCGTCGCCTTCTCTAACGAACGGATTCTTAATGTCTTCGAAGCCTGTCTTGCCTGGGATGAAAAGTTCATCTCTCAATTCTGCGTCGTCTTTTCTATTGAAGAAGAACTTCTCTTCCTCTTTTGCTTTCTTAAGTTTAAGAACATGGGCAGATAGAACTTCACTTAATCTATTGCTGAGTTCCCCTTCTGACATGCCTCTACTGACGTCGTTCATCATGGAGTCAAGTTGAAGTTGAAGTTGAGTCCTGCTTGTAATAGAGTCTTCAGTCTCAAAGCCTCTCGCATTTCTTTCGATCATTCCGTTGGCTTCAAGGAAGCTCTTCGTTTTCTTTTGAATGCCACTGAGCCTTGAACGCTGCTGGCCTTCAGTGTCGTGGTTAATTGTGAACCACTTGCTAGAGATAGACTTCCTGTCGCTGTTACTCATACCCACCATCTGAACGGCTAACTCTTCGTCATCCATGTGTAACAAGTTATCGTCTTCAAGGAGTCTTAAGTAATTCGCACTAGCGGCAGGTGTAGATTTCTTGGGTGCTTCAATCATTTCAAATAAAGCTTTACGTTGAGCAGGGTTCACTCTATCTATTAGTTGCTTGAACTCTTTGTTCTCTTCAAGAGCTTTCCTGCTTTCATAAGGATCGTCACCCTTCATCTTCTTATCGACCTGGACATACAGATTCTTATAGACTTGTTTAGAGTCTCTAGTCTGTAGCGCATCAAGGCGACGACGGTTAGCATCCAAGAGACTTAGAGCTTCCTCTTTAACCTCTTGGTCTTTAGAAGATCTATTGATAATGGCTACAGCTTCTTTTGGGTTCTTGCCTTCAGTCTTCGTGAGAATATCTAAAGCTTTAACTTTCACTTCAGCATCACTGAGTGACTTCTCAATCTTGGCTTTGTTCACAGGGTCGAGAAGGTTCTTGTATCTCTTCATCATGAATCTAGCTTCATTAACTTTATCGGAAGCAACCAAGTTGTTAATGGTATTGGACACGCCGTCACTTTGGTCTCGAGCGATCTGAAGCCTTACGGATTCTCCGAGCTTCATGCTCCTGACACCTTCTGCATCTGCCAAGTTATAGTCACCGCCTGATTCAACTTGTTCCGCTGTCCCGTTCTCTTTAGCTGCAGTCACTCGAAGGTCAGCAAGTCGTCTAAGTCCATCTTCAAAAGGTGCAGTGGTGGCTATGTCAGCGGGGTCGAGTAAAGCAACACTGTCTAGGAGACCTCGTTGTTCTAACGCAACTCCACTCTCAATTACACGAGCGTGGTGGATCTTGTATTGCTGTCCGTACAAAGCCTGTCGCCTGCCGTAGAGTTGACTGTGTTTTAAGGTCAATCTATCTTTGATAGCTTTCTTGGTTCGGTCATTGTAATCAGCATTGTTGATGATCGACTCTCGCATCTTCTCGGCTTCTTCATCAAATGCGTTATAATCATCTGTTGGGTCACCCTGTCGGTGCTTGAGTCCAAGTCTTTCCTTGGAACCCTCTGGGGCACTACTGTCGCCGTCAGTCTTGTTGGTGTACCACTTCTCGTAAGCTACGCTTCCTGAAATAGATTCCTTTTGGGCAAAATCTCTCTCAGCATTGTCCATGTTTTTGAGAATGACGCCGCCGACTTGTTGTATGCCGCGACCAATAGCTGCAGCCTGGCCAGAGGTGTTCACTGTCCTCTCTGACAGTTGAGCTTCAGGTGAAGGGCCTACTGGAGCAATGCGCTCTATTGTTGGTACTTGTACTCTACCTCGTTGTGCCATAATTACCCACCTGCATTGTAGCCTGAAGCTGCTGTAGCACTGGCACCCGCTATTCCACCTATGATTGCTGTTCGTGCATCTGAGCCAGCCTGAAGTTCACCCATGATTCCCTGTAGTCTCGTATTAGAAGCCTTTTGTCTCAAGCCTTTTGCTTTGTTTCGCGCAGCTTGTTGTATATCAAGTTGGTTTAAAAGTCCTGTGAGTCTTGCTTCAGCCTGGATCACACCTGCAGTTCCGCTGTGAACATCGACGCCCTGAGCCGCAAATCCGGCTTTCTGAGAACCTATTGTCTTATCAACAACAGTCTGGTATCTGGCCGATTGAGTGAAGCCAAAGGTCTCTGCCTTGAAAGCTTCGAGTTCAAGATTCTCTGAATTCGCTTGATTGATCTGTGCGCTCAGGTCGGCGTTAAACATAATTGAACTTGCTTGTTCTAGTCCTGCCCAAACTTGTAATGCGGCTGATCCGCCTGCTGCTGCTCCACTCATTCGTTCCCCCTGTCAGACCTTTTCAACGCTTCAATGTCAGGAATAATAGAGAGTATCTCGAAGTGTGTAGGGTCCACGTTTCGTATTGCAATACGGCCATTCGATTTCCAGTCGCCAGGAAGAGTCGCCTCAATCCTTTTGGTTACTGGTTGGTCATATCTATTGGCGAGTATGTCTTCTTCATTTTCATAATCAACATCGTATCTGCTAATGTCACTTAGCTCGATGGCGCTCAGTGTGGTTGCATCTGTTCCAATGAGCGTGTCAGTGGTAGGAAATCTTCCACCAATATAGAACGCTCTTGATTTATAAATCTTAAGGTAAGCCTTATTCATCGTTTCAGATTCAATGAGTATTGGTCGTTGTTCGATTGTATCAATGTCCAAGGTCTCAACATCTGAGATGAAAGGGCGACCTGCGTGAATGAATGCGGCGTACCCGCTATCAGGTAAGGTTGCAACACCACTTGAGACAGTTACTGCAGTGTAAGCTTCAACGTCATTGTTAGGTGAAGCCAAGACTGCACCGTCACCGATGAGTGAAATGCTCTCACCCTCTAGGTGAGTCAAGCCACTGATGGTTGTCACCGCTTCATATAGTCTAGGGTTCGTTGCAGCAGTTGAAGGGAACAAGATGTTAGGGCTCACAGTAATCGAGTTATCACTAGCTCTGGCCGTAACAGTCAGTTCATATTCACTTCTGTCAGCATCGAAATACTTAAAAATTGTACCTACAGCGCCAATGCCTGGGTCTGGGAAAATCGCATCATTGGTGACTGCTAATGTTAGATCACCGTCCCATGTGTCTGCGACCACTGGGGTTAGCGTTATATCGTCATCTGTGAGGTCGTCGTTAATTAAGTGGGACCAAGACACCATTGCGTCCATCGCCGCTACAGATTCATTCTTATCGGCTTCAGGGTCATTGATAGTTTGGTCTGGTGTCGGGTATCTCAGTGCCGCAGTATTGTAGTATCTCTCATCACCGTCTTTGGTCTGGAAGAAGAACGTACTGGCACCTTCGAAGTTTGTTATCTCACCAACATACTCAACATTCTTAATTGAGTCGTGTCTGGTCCAAGCTCTCATCTGATGCTTGGCTTCGTAAGTAAGTGTAGCCATAGTTCCATCAGTGAAGGTCACCCATACAAGTGGGAACTCACCGCTCATGAACGCCCAAGACTTAACTTTCTTCTGAGAGAACAAATGGTCACTGAAAATGCTCAGTTCTTCCGCATCGTACACGCCTGTCTCTTGAGACCACTTAAGTTGTCTAACAGTGTTGGTCGAACTATCAATAAATAGAACTCCACCTGGGACAGCTAGTGGTGGAACATCTTCATCAATCACCCAGTCACCGCGTTTAATTAAAGCGACATTAGCTGTGGTCAGGGCTCCGGTGTGAGTATAGACACCCCTGCTAGAGAATACGATCAGGCCATCACTCTCGATCATGAACCTTGGTACATCAACACCATTGGTGCCGAATGTTAATGCCAATGACGAGTCATCACTCAATGGAAAGCTTCTAGTAAAGTTTCTAGGGAATCCAGTTCTGCTTGTCACAATCCTGTTAGGGAAGCCAAGCACCAATCTTTGCTGGTACATTGCTCCACACTCTGTTCCGACAAATACGGCTATGCCTGAGGTGCCAGTGTTAGTCTGAATGAACTGATTGCTGTAATCTGCGTCCTGTCCAAAGTCTTGGAAAGTAGTTTCATAGTCTTTAGTTCCCGAAGTGCTGATGTCTGTGGAACTTCCTATGTAACCATAGCTCCCACCATCAGCAGGGCGTCTGTAGAACTTAACCTCGTCTATGCCGGCTGCACTTCCTATGTAACTGCCAATATCATCTATACCTACAGTGAACGTGTTCTCTGTACCACCGCTTGGTACGGCTAAAGTTGTCTGAGCCTCATCAGTGGCCGACAAGGTTTCTTCACCTCTAATGACAAATGACCAAGCATACTCAACATCGTACCCACCGGCACCTGTGGTTGTAGTTCGGGAAACGTATTCAGGAACTACGCCGTTAGCTGGAAGGAAATAATTGGCACCTGTAACTATCCCAGTTGCCAGCTTAATTGCAAAAGCGCCATTCGAAATGGCTACCACATTCTCATCATCTGTATCGACAATCTGATAGTCAGTTGGGATGGCCATTGAGTTTGCGAAATCATCATCTAGTGTTCCATCAACATCATAGATTCTCATCCATGTAGGGCCTAGCTCTAAGAACTTCCCAATGTGAGACATGAAGTGTGAGGCCACAACTTTGGCGTCAGTCTTGGTTTTAACAAAGTGTTTTCTACCCATGCGGCTCAGGACTCTGCCTGTTTTCGCAATGATTACATTTCGGGCAGCGGCTAGGCCGGACCTGTACTTATCAAGATCGGTTCTCTCATGAAGTGCCGGATCGAGTTCACCTGTCGAAAAACTGGGCTGAGACTTATAGGCCATTAGGTGATCCTTACATGCACGAATTCAGAGTCAACGCCATCTTCATGGAAGTTGAAATTCTCACGTCGATCTTGGTCCTGTGCCTGGGCCTTGGCGAGCATGTATTTATCCCACACGTCCTTTCTAAGAGTTCTTGATCCCTTTCCAGCTATCAGTGGGGCCGATAGCCAAGCAAGGTAATAGGCGACCGCTAGGCCAGCATGGGCACCAAGGTCAGCCAGTGACACTGCATTCGAAATATACTCAGCCACTGCATTGGCTTCATTAGAGAGAATCAATTTAGACCCACTGTGAATCCGAACGAGCTTAGGTATGTGAGAAGCTTTATTGTCAATAGGAGTGAACGCTGCGGCTGGCTCAAGTCGTCTAAGAGCTACGCAGTCAGAAGGGTAAGTGTACCCATAATTCCAGTAAGCAATGGGATCAGTTACAGACAGGGCCAAGGTTGCTCGAGTCGATGTGGCGTCTAGGTCCATGTCTTCAAGGGCACCATCAAGTGCGACTTGGTAATGTGTATTTAGAACTGATACTTCGTTAGAGGGGTCTGTAGCTGGATCTGTGGTTTGTCGTGATAAAAGAAGGGCACCGAATGCCAAGTTGAATAATTGTGGTTTCGTCATCTTTCCCGCCCTTAACTAAGCGAGAATTAGTAAGCTCGCTGTCTTTCTTTTTCGATGGTGTCCATACGCTTCTTTTTCTTAGCGGCCATCTGTTTCTCATGTTGCGCTTGAGCATCTCTGTTGAGACATCTCATCCAAGAACCAACCTTTCTCATGCTATCAACCATGAACTGTTGCCCTACGGCTTTGCGTTCACCATTGAAAAATCCTGGCCGCAAGGCCACAACTTCAATCGCTGATGGTATTTCAGGCTCTGGAGCCATAGGTTCTGGAGGCATCACAACAACTGGTGCAGGTGCTTCCTGGACAACCTCCGGCTTTGCAGCCGGAGCTTTAGGCATCTTCCTATTCTCATCCATATTCTTAGACCTCTGCGTCTACAACTTTAGGGAACGTCTTAAAGAAAGGGATTTCTTCTTGAGGAACCAAGTAGCAATCTAGAGTGATGGTTTCGGTTCCACCAGACTCAGGAACCACTCGGCCACCAAGATGAAGACGATCCATTGATCCCGAAGGATAAGGAACCTCAATTGCAGTACCGACTGTTAGATCCGCTGCAGCTTTTTGAACTGTACCTAGCACTTCGATGTTAGTCGTTAGAGCAGTGACGTCAGCCTGAACAGCTTGGAAATTCCAAGTTGAACCTGCACCAGCGGCAACTGTAACCACATACATCAAAGCCATTCTTCGACCAATGCTCAGGTCTTGGGCAGCACTCTGCTTCTGGTAAGAGTTCGTTGTAACCGCACTGGCCGTAAAAGCCTGCGCGGAACTTAGTTGGTTTTCAATATCAAATCTCATCTTAAATCCTCCAAATAATGTTTATAATATTAGCTAGTTACTTGGCTCTCGGTGTTCAATAAAGCGTCGGAACGTCTTACTGGGCGACCCAAGAACATCAAAATCTGTCTTCCTTCGAAGTTTTCGAAAGAAAGTCCACCACCAGCGCCGACTTTCGTCAAAGCTTGCTTGTGAAGGAAGTTTTCGATTGTTCGGTTAACATACCAAACGCCCTTGCCGTTTTGAGGATTGTGAATTTTGTACGAAGCACTAATCATTAAGTCGATTAGGTCAGCAGCACTTGATCCAGTTTGTAGGTTCGAAACGTCGATGTTAGCGATTCGAGCGCCCTGGCGATAATCTTTTACAACTAGGCCGTGGTCGATTTCGAACTGCTCCTCGTAACCCCAGATTGTTCCGGCATCGCCAGCACTATCTAAAGCGTCGATTGGTACAAGTTTTCCACCTTGGCTTCGGTCAGTCCTTTTAAGACCGGCCTGTGTACCCGCTGGGTAAACACCAAAGATTGAACGCTCGCCCCAATGGACAAGAAGGATTGAAGTCAGATCTGAATCTGAGCTTCCACCATCTATGATTTGAGCAGATGATGCTTCAGCAGTAGCCAAAGTTGAATACACATCAAATAGACCTGCACTCTTAAGAGTTGAAGTTTCAGGAGATCCGTAGATCGTCAAGTTGGCGTGTTCCTGGGCTTGCGCCTCAAGGTGACCCATTGCTTGATTCCATCGGTTATAAGCAATACGATCTACACCGCCGCGCTTAGCAACAGCTTCATCGAGCTGAGACTTAGACTCGAAATGCGACGCTTGGAACGTGCGCTCTTCGATGGTCGATTTAGAAGCAGGAATTGCTTGGTTGGCTTTACGGTAATATACCGCAGGAAGAGCTGATCTAATGTCTTCCTTGTGAACTGTTCCTTCATTCATTTCCATGTAAGGAATGTCCATGAGCATTGGATTCTCTTGTGAAAGAACTTCTGCCACTTTGCCAATTTGCTTATTTTTTGATTTCGCAACGTCAGCAAGTGTTACGAGTTTAGATCCTAATGCAGCCATTTCTAATTCTCCTTATAAGGATTAATCTTTAACTATTATAAAAATCTAGCGTATCGTCTTCTTTATCTTTCGATACTTCTGGTACTGAAGGGTCGCCGTGGGTCAAATTCTCTTTTGAGTACAAATGATCCGCAAGCTTCGCTAAGTCCCTCATAACATAAGGAGGCAACATTCTACCCCCATCTGTCAAAGCTTTTTTCGTCTCGGGCAAGAATTCCCCTAGAACTTTATCGTTACGCTTCACGTTAAATGCGAACTTGTCTCCACCGAATTCTGGATCTTCTTTTAATTCTTTATGCCAGTCGGCCTTCTGTTGGAACCTGGCTCTCTCCAGATCGGCTTTTCGTTCACCAATGGATTTATCAAGGGCTTCATTCTCAGATCTCTTAATATCAACTAAAGCTTGGGCGACTTCTTTGGTGACGCCATGCTTCTTAGCAAATTCTCTAACTGATGCCACTTCGTCGGCTTCAAGTCCTTCGATGTTGAGTTCAAGTTCGCCTTCTGGTTTTTCAATTTTCTCGGTTTTTTCTGGCTCAACTTTTTCAGGGACTTCGGGGGCTTTTTCTTCGTATCCAGAGGCGGGTTCGATGGCGTCCGGTTTCGTTTCTGGTTCTTTGGCCGCTTCTTTTTCCGGCTCTTTGCCAGGCTCTGGCTTTTCTTTGGCGTACCCAAGGTCGTCAAATTCTTCCCCTTTGGCTCCATCTTCAGGTGCTTCAGGCTTCACAACCTCAGCGCCAGGTGTAGGCTCAGGTGCGCCGCCGCCGTCAGGCTTGCCGGCTTCGTCCATTCGTCTCATATATCTATTGATTAAGTTGAATTTCTGCATGTCTTTCCTTCTCCACTTTTGCGAGCAATGATGCGGCTATTTCCGCATCTGCTTCACATACTAATTTAAAAACTGATTGTCCAGCTCTGAGCGATCCCAGCTTGTCAGAGAGCAGTGCTCCCTCCCAACCCATCTCAGGAAGCTCTCCTACCTCTAAGTTCTTAAATAAATACCTGAAGACATCTTTACCGTGGGGTGTGTCAAGCACTGCCCTAAGATTAAGGAGCATATCTCTATGCTCCTTAAGTTCTCTAGTGACCTGTTGGTCTCTTTCTTTTTTAGCGTCTTCAAGGTCTTTTTCAGTCATGATTAGTCCGAATCAGTCCAAGTACCTTGAACAGCTCCTACAGGAGCCCAAGTCGAGGCATTAATAGCTTCAATCGTAAGTGACTCACCGATTGCATCTGCAACCAAAGAGTCACCAGCGGCATTAGTAAGGAGCGCTATTATGTCAGCCACATCTGGATCAATGGTCAAAGCTTGAGCTGTACCGATAATGAAAGTCAGACGACAACCAAGAACCGTTGAAGCTTCAGGTAGTTCAACTTCAACAACTGATCCGCTGATGAAAGTAGAACCGCACTGAGCAGAAGTAATAGTAGTGGCTGTAACTGCAACTTGGTTTCTCAAAACACCGATACC